ATAACTGCTGGCCAAGATGAAATTCAAAAATTAAGTTTTTCGGCAGTACCTGACGCCGGAAATTTCAAATTAAGCTACGATGGAAACCTTACTACATCTCTGGCGTTTAATTCTATCTCCCAAGATATTGAAGATGCGCTCAATGCCTTAACGGGATTGTCCTCGGTCAGTGTGGCCGGGGACTTTTCCGTGGGCTTCACCATTACCTTTACCGGCGCAGACGGACTAAAGGACCATCCCCTGTTAGTTGTTTCAGACAATACGTTGGAAGAATCCACTAACCCTGTAACCACGAGTGTGGTTGTCAACGATGAAGGTTTTCCGAATAGAGCAATACAGCAAGTTGAAGCTGAAGAAGTTGGGCCAACGGCGGCACCAAGCGGATCCCTTACCGTTATCGAAAATCCAGTATCTGGACTCGATTCTGTTACCAATGCGCTTGATGCCGAACTTGGAAGGAACATCGAAACGGACACAGAGCTAAAGATTAGACGAGAGCAATCTTTGCAACGTGCCGGTGCTGCCGTTCTTGGCGCGATCGCTTCACAGGTTGCTGATTTAGAGAGTGTATTGGCCGTTGTTGCCTTTGAAAATATTACCTTTTTGACCGATGGAGATGGGCGACCACCTAAAAGTTTTGAAATTGTAGTCGATGGAGGTGATGATCAAGCAATCGCCGACAAAATCTGGGACACGAAGCCAGCCGGAATTGAGTCGCACGGGACGACCACCATTACTGTCACTGACTCACAAGGCTTCTTGCATAACGTTAAATTCTCGAGACCAATTGACATCAATATTTACCTTGAAATTGACCTGACAACCAACGCCGACTTCCCTGACGACGGATTGACTCAGGTTGAAAATGCTTTATTGGCCCATGGAAACGCCTTAACTATCGGGGAGGATGTTATTGTTTATCCTAAATTACTATGCGCATTAAATACTATAAATGGAATTATTGATGTAGCTATAAGGATCGGAACGACAGCAAGCCCGACGACCGACGACAATATACCTATCGCCGCTAACGAGAAATCTAAGTGGGATAGCTCAAGGATAACGGTAGTTGAATTATGATTGAACTGATCACAACTCACAAACAAGAAGCGAAAGAACGGTTGGCCCAACAGTATAAGGACAGCACAAAATTCATTTCGTTTCTTGATGCCCTAAACGATCAGGTTCAAGATTTGGAAGAAACGCTACACTCCCTTATAGATGGGCGTTGGATCGACTCGGCTTCGGGCCAAGTGCTTGACGATTTCGGTACTATTGTCGGACAAGAAAGGTTGGGTTTTGACGATACTTTTTATCGCGTTTTGCTTTTGGTAAAAATAGGGCAGAATATTTCTGAAGGCGATCCCGAGAGGGTTATAGATATTTACAAGATCATAACCCGTGCGACGCAGTGCTACCTTGATGAGTATTTTCCAGGTGGCATTTACTTAATGTCGAACGGTGAGATTAACCCTATAACGGCGCAATTCATCTATGAAAAACTTCAAGATGTTGTAGCGGCCGGTGTTCGGATCGACTATATAGGCGAGTATGATGAGAATTACCCTTTTGCCTTTGACGGTTTCCCTAATGCAGCTCCTTTCGACGATGGAAGCGACGCAGCTACTGCGGGAATCTTTGCGTTTACTTATGACACGGCGAAGCCATTTTCGTTTGAAGATGGAAGCGACTCAACAGATGGCTTTGGGACTTCTGACGATCATATAGTTGGAGGAAGGTTTCAAACGAGTTAAAATAATGAATAGGAGAAATCGATATGGCCAAACCAAGTGAATTACCAGTATGGGCAACAGATGGGGCAGCCCTAGTAGAAAACCCAGGAACCGCTAAGAAAGAACAGGGGTGGGCAGTTGAGAAGCCGAACGTAAAGTTCATGAATTATATTCTCAACTTAATCTACCAGTGGATAGTCCACTTCGACACCGAGGTTGATGCTGTTGCGGCCCAACAACTAAACTACGACGCGATAGTTGGCGTTGGAGGGACTCACGGCACTATTAACGATGCGGTTGCTGCCGTTTCTGCCGGTGCTAAAATTCTAGTTAAAGATCCGTTTGCCTTAACAGTTACTCAAGTAATCGATAAAGACGACATCTTGGTTGAGTTTGCTCCGACGGCAGTCATTTCGACGGTCACATCTTTGGCTCTCGGTCTTCAAGTTGACGCGGAAAGGGTTCGAGTTATCGGTGGTAGGTTTATTGGTTTCAATACCGGTACTGATAAGGCCATACAACTAACGGCCAACTGCAAAAATTGCCTTGTTACTCAGGCTTATTTTTTGAATAATGATACTGACATCGACGATTTAGGCACTAATTCAGTTTTAACAGCAAATGTAAACGAGGTGGCATAACATGAAAAAACTTATTTTATTCCTTTTTCTAATCTGCACGATTGCTTATGCGGCAGTCCCAGAGAAGTTAAGAACCGATGTTTTTCAACTCGGTGTTAGCGGTTCGACCGCACTTAAAGAAATTATTTTTGACGTAGGTGATGGTGCCACTAACCCTACAATTGAAGTCAATGCAACATCTAAAGACTTTGTGTTCACGAAAGAATCTACCGTGCAGGGCGCGTTTACTTCTGAAGGTGATCTTACGGTTGGGGATGGAGTTGCGAACGATAAACTATTTACCTTTGATATCGGGGCAGGGGCGTCAAATCCTTTTTTTAAGTGGGATAACACTCAAGGCAAATTGGTTTTCTCCAACGATGGATCACTTGAGAAAAAAATTGGCTCTGGATCAGGCGGCGGCGGTGCCGGAGGTATTAACCTTTTGGCCAACAACGGTGCTGAAGATGGGCTATTAAGTTGGACTAACACAGGTGGAACGTTCACCCAAGAGTCTTACACAAATTCTACCGAAGATAATGCGAAGTATTTTCGCCTCGTCGCAACTGGTGCCGGAGAGTACGCCCAACAAATTATAGCTGCATGGCCCGATTTTATCTCAGGTGGCTGTATGGCCGACATTAAATACCTCCAAGGGGATAACGCCTTTGAATATAAGGTCATTGAAGACCCGTCTGGGACACCTGTTGAGCTATCATCTGGGACGATTTCAGATTTAACTTCATGGTTGAAGGCACCGACTATCACGTTCGACTGCCCGACTGCCGGAAATGCTGTTGCACTTAGAATTATCTCAACTAGTGCAGGGACAATTGATTTTGATGAGGCTTATTTAGGTAGTAATAAAAATATTAATCCTGTTGGGAAAATGTCGCATATCTTGGCCAGTTTTAAGCTTGAAGGAAATGATGGCAGGGTGATTTCTGCCAATACAGAAGATGTTTATTTTTCTGGGTCAGGCACTGGATGGACATCATCTGGTGATAATAACTATTACACTGTGCAGGGCGACGATACCGTAATTTATATTAATGGATCTACATCAGCAACAACAGCAGCAGACAGAGATGCCTTGCTCTATAAAAATGGGGCTCTGTATAAGTTTTTAATGGACTTTAGAAGTACTAGGTATTCTGGTGTTCAAGATTTTATGTATAACAGCTCTAAGGGTGAGTTTGCAAAAGGAGACACTCTTCATATTAGAATGGGCAACGGGTTCACCTTGGATAATAACTCAACTACTCACTACTTAAACATTACCGAAGTAAAAATTGGGAATCAAGGAAGCGAAACAACTGAGGCATTTACTCCTGAGCAGGCTGATTTTTTTGTTGAGGCTGACCACATAGGGTCAACCTTATTTACCTTTAGTCATACTACTAATGGGCCATTTATAAATTCATCAATTGTACTTAATCAACGAGTTGGATCATCATCAATTATTTGTGACGATGGGAGTGTTGGGGGATCAACGTGTAGTACAGGTAATGAGTTAATGGGAATAAGCGTTGATATTCCAGTTGCTGGCAGGTATGAGGCTTGTATAGACTTTACTGCTGACTCAAACGCCACCGTTGTACAGTATTATAAAATGTCAGTAGTTGATCCAAGTGACCCCCTAGTGGTTTTGCAGGAGGAGCCAAGTGAGCGCAGTGTCAATGGTGCTGTTACAAATCTAAGAGATGTTGCCCATGTTTGTGGAACTTTCGTTATCCCGTCAACAGGCAAGACTGGTTTTGTCTTAAGGGGTAGGATTTCAAGCTCAAGTGGAGACATACTTACCGATACAGCAAAGTGGTCAGTGAGAATGATAAGTCACAACGTATCTCGCCCAGTAGTTCAAAATATGGTTGACACAAGTGTTGGTTT